TTGTTGAGCGGCTCATAACCTCTTTCGAGATCCATTCGCTTTGTATAGGTCTCCGGTAATACAATCACATGCTTCTCCCAACGTTCCCATTCCTCCCGCAGCAGGCCGTAGTACAACATGTCCCAGTACCGTCCCATGCGGTAAACTTCATCCCGACGCCTGCCTTCAAGCACGAAACCCAGTTTTTCGTACCGGCGGTAGCTGGCTTCGTTATAGCCATAAATCACTGTACTGAACTTATGGGCATTGCATTCCAGGAAGGCGATATCGGCAAGCAGCGCTGATAATTCGGTCCCGTAGCCCTTCCCCCTAGCTTCCGGCTTAAGGTACGTCATAGGGTAAACGGTCTGCGTTAAGCCGGTCCTGGTTAATGCAGCATAGCCGACCAACTCCCCGGATGCCTTGATCCGGACAGCATAACGATGGTCCTGGTTCTTAACATCTTCCTTGAATTCCTCCATGGTCCAGGGGCGGGCTATAGTACCGGGCTGTGACGTATTAGCCTGTATCGCGTATTCGTTGTACCACGGGTAAACTTCCTTGATCTGTTCTTCGTCAAAAAGCCCTAATTTCAAAAATTCGCTTTCGTACATGGTGTACTCGCCTCCTTTTTCCCAAATAAATGTAACAGGACATAATAAAAGCACCCTCACTGAGAGCGCTTTCGTGCAAAATAAAAACACCCGCCGGTTCTCGCAGGTGCTTTTAGTCTTTCAATACTTCAAATGTGACTATATCCGGGATGGGGACGCCGATATAATATCCTGTCGTGCCGGTTGGCTGAATGCCGATTGAATCATAGTCCAAGTCATCCTCCAGCCCCACATCGTAAGACATGATGATGCCTTCAATCTTCTTGCCGTCCTTGTCAACTACAAGAACACGATCACCGATATAGTCATGATAATCAATCAATTTTATCCCCTCCCTTCTTACTCGGATAATCCGGAACTACGTGCGCTCCTTTCTTTCCGTAATGAATCTTGAATATTGTTGTTTCTGCCTCGGCGCCGGTCAAATTGTTCACAACCTTGCCGACTATACTGCTATTATCGCGGATAATTTCTCTGTGATCCCATTCAGCTTTGTCATTCAACTTGATTTCGCCCGTCCCAGCGTATTTGTCCACAAGCCCCTGCAGTTCGTCATGGTTGAGATTAACCCTGGAGGGACCGTATTGCCCCTGCTTGGCAAATTTATTCTGGTATTGTTGATACTCAAGTGTTCCGGGAATGTGCTTGCGCTGCTGTCCCATTTCAATGGCCTTGATCTGAGCGTCGGATTTTATCGTGTTTCTTACCTTTTGCTTTTTATAATTTAGCTCTAGTTGCTTCCATTCCTCAACTCTATTATACTTTAATTCCTGGAAGCCTGCAAAGGATTTCGGAACACTCGTACCAAGTACTATTTTGCTGTCCTTGCCGTGTTTTTTTAATAGCTCCTCGCTATATTTCTGTAAGTCTTCGACACTCTTTACTTCCGTTAATCCGTTTTTTGAGCCTCCATCAACAAAGGAGTTAGGAGCATCCGCACCCAGCATTGCCTTGTACCGCTCATATTGTTTCCGATCGGCGGCATCATTCAGGACCTTCTTTTTCATAACCTCCGCCTGGTCCCGGCCGTATTTGTTGACGACGTACTCTTCATACCACTGATCATAGGTCATATCCGCCGGCACGAGATAGGTCTTTCCGGTTACGGGGTCCCTCGCTCGGCGCTGAATGCCCTTCAACGTATCGGGTCCGAAAGAGGCTCTGGTGGTGCTCCTGCAATACGGATGGAGTGCCGGCATGTTTTTCCCGGGTACCGCGTCTTTTACCTTGAACACCCTTCCGTCATACTTCCTACATATTTTGCTGGTTCTGAGGTCCAGAGTGGCAACAAAGATATACTCCTCAATTTCGGCCTCTTTGTAGCTCTCCATCTCCGCCGCATTCGCCATGTAGGTGGTTTCCGTGCGGACCAGCCGGACAGCCGCATGCTTGCCCATCGCGCTCATATCCTCAAGCTCCAGGGACATCTTGCGAATACTGGCGCCGCTCTTAAAGCCTGCGGTAATAACCTCAGTCAGCTTGCCGGCCAGGACATCGGTATTGCGCCATACCCTACCGCTGAAATGTTTACTGCTCCAGGGGTTTTTCAGGATCGATTCTATGGTTTTGGCTGGCATTGCAGCAACATCAAAGCCTACACCAAAGCCCTTCTGTATGTCGAACAGGTTTTTATAATAAGCGCCGTTGATGGTGTCAATGTACCCGGTCGTGCTGGCTTGTAACTCGACATCTGCGATTTTTTTGGACTCAATGTATATCTGTTCTTTTAGCGCTTGCAGCCGGGTCATCCGTGCCCTGTACGCCGGAGAATTCAGCCGATTCAACAATTGCCGTTTTATTTCCGGGTCCTTGATGACATTCAACTGGTCTCGCAGCTCGTCGAGCTCTCTGGATGATACTGGTTCGTTCAGCAGCCTTCTTGCTTCCTCCGGGGATATCCTTCCGTCCTTTGCCACCTTGCTGAATATCTTGTCGAGCTCTTTGTTAATGTCCGCTATGGCTTTGTCATATGCCGCGGTAATAGTGTTGATCGTCCTGTCCGAGTTACGGTGATACTCAGCCATACGCGCAGCCGCACGCGCAGACCAATAACTATTCGTCTTCTCCTCCATCATCAGTCACCGCCCCATCCATCGGCATACCGAAGGCCGCCTGCTGATCTTTCATCTTCTGCTTTTGTTCGGCTTTTAGTTTCTTAAGCTCTGCCTCTACATCCTTCACCCATGGGTGATTCGCCACAATCGTTTCGTCCGAGATAACATTTTGAGAGTTTGCGCAGCCCTGAATTGCAGCTTCTTCATTGATGACAATATCCCGGTTAAAGATCAGCGTTACATCCTCGTCCTTATAATCCCCTTGCCCGGTCTCGGCCAAGTAGATATTGACGAAATACAGCAGCTGCTCAAATGCCATCCGGAAGTCCACTTCCATGTGATTGCACTTGGTATCCAGAGCGCCATAAAGGAATTTCAGCGCCACGCCGGAAGGAGCAGAACCGAATTTATCCAGGTCCTTGTTGACACCCTGCCCAAATTCTTTAATGTCCCGTTTGAGCTGTTCAAAATGCTCCTTTGCAGCGTTGATGTCTATTTCCGGATTAAGGGTGTCCACCCCTCCGTCTTTGGGGTCATCAATTTTGACAGCCTTATAATAATTCAGGTCATCCACGAACTCCTTCAGGTCTTGGCCGCCATATCCTTTCAGGACATAAATGAGATTCTTGACCTCCTCGATGAAATTGGCTACATCACTGCGGCTGTTATCGTAGTTATCCACCAGGCTCTTTATGAACCGGATGTCTGGGAACTCCAGTCGGTTATTTTTGAACGCGATGAACGGCACCCGGCCCCAGCTCTTCCATTCTTCGCCCTTTTGGAAGTGCAGCACCTTATCCTCCTCCGCGTCGGGATCCGGAACAAGCGTTTCGCCTTCGACCCGATAAAAGGTGATGTCCTCGGGCGTATAATACTCTACCCTTGTGACGTCCTTCCGCTGCCGCCCTTCATAGGCGACCTGCGTGTAATACCGGATCATGGCCTGCAGCTCCGTATGGCTGTTATCCGCCCACAGTGGGATGCACTGCTCCGATGGAATAATCGTCATCTTAAACTTTCCCGCCCCATCGATATACGGATACAGCCAACCCCTGCCTTTCTCGCTGGCCTCATATCCAAGCCCGGAAAGAGTGTACTGGAAGTACTTGCCCAGCGTATCTTTGAGCTTTTTCGCGTACGCTTTATCGTCACATATCAAACTGTAATCTTTTGTGAGGAGATAACCGATTTTCTCGTCAATCAGGTCCTTTACCGAACCATGAGCCAGTTTATTATTCGCTTTGGTCGGGTCGGGAATGTCTCCGTCCTCGGTGTGCCTGACCATTTGGCGCTTGTTTATGTCGTTCTCAACCTTGTAGTACCGGTCGCCGATCACCATCCACCGGCGTTCCTTGGACACGTTGAACTCCTGTATCTCCTGGTATATGATCTCTTCCAGCGTCATGGCCCTGTTGCGGACCAGATTGGCGTATATGTTATCAAGCATGTGGTTGTACCCCCTATTTCATGACCTTTAAGCCGCCCTTTTTCATATCGTCCTCCCGGCTGTACCGGGTGGCGTCGATGCTGTGATTGTCCTTGTCTGGGTAATCTGCTTTCAAGTTCCCATTGGCATCCCGTTCCAGTTCGTATCCATAAAACTCCCGCCAGGTATTTGGGCAGCGCTCGGCGTCAATGATGATCTCTTCCAGTTCATCGGAGAGCCACTTTATCCCGTAATCCACGCTGTCCGGACCTTTTCTTGCCGGTTTGGTTTTGACGCCATATTCCCGGAAGTCTGCAATGCTCTTCGGCTCCGCGCTGTCGGCCGTGACCTCCTGGTTATTAGTGTTTTCTTCTTTGACCATCGTTGCGGCTTTACGGTTATTCAAGCGCACCAAATGTATCTCGTAGAAAATATAAAGACGCTTGCGCGTCTTGTCGTAGTGATTGACGGTATAGTGAAACGGATCAGAGGCATAACCCCAGTCAATCCCCCGGCGTATCCGATCAAAAGCCTTAATCTCTTCATCACTGATTTTCCGGTTAGTGAGGTTCCGAAAGACCTCTGCCCCGGTGCCGGTCACTTTACCGAGATATTCGTGCTCATAGGCATCCAGCTTCGTGACCTTTAGGTGCTCGGCATCCGTAATAAACTGTTCGCCCAGCCAGCCACGAGGGACGGCCAAATAGGTGCTGTGGTGCTGGCAGATATCCGGCCGG